AGTACCACCAGTCAAACTGACGTTTTGATATGTACCATTTATATAGCCAGAGCCACCAGTAATAGTGCCAAGCCCAGACATTACGCCCTGAATAATAGACTCTGGGTAGTAGTAATAATGCAACTCGGTCTGGTAGTTAGCGTCTGGAGTTGGTCCAATTAAATACGTATATGGTCGGAATTGTGCGTAATACTTGGGTGCACCAACATCAGTGGTTGGATTTGGGTATGCCTGACGAATAAAGTTAACATCTTTATCAAGCAGGTACTCGTAGTTCCCGCTTGCATCAATAACGGCTAGGGAGAAAGACGCCAAATAATCATTGGGAAGTGCTAAGTAGCTATCGTTTTGCGTAAAGTTACCAATCACGTTTTTGCGGATAGCTGGAATCTGAACAGCGTTATACACCCGTTCTTCGCACTGCTGAACAAACGTAGGAATACTCTCAACAAATAGTTGCTCAGTAGACTCAGCGTAGTTCTGAATGGCTGCGTATAACTGCTGGTAGTTCATTAGCCCATCTTCCCGCTAATTTTGCGACCCTTGGTAGCAGCGCCATAACCACGCATCTCACCTACGCCATAAGGATTTACACCCTTATAGTTGCCTTTGCTAACGCCACCAACAGAGATATTCATGGTATCTACAACTTTGGCACCTGGGGTGTAGCCACTGTAGGTGTTTACGTTAGTAGCACCGCCTTGCATGTTGTGTGGTTGAGCATAGACCTCAGCAGCACCTACTTCTTTGCCCATTACTTTTTTGGAATATTTAGCCATTATCGACCTCTCTGATTAGCCATACGAGCCATGTTGCGACCCATAGACTTCATGTTCTTATTTAAAGAACTACTACTAGCCTTGGGGCCTTTGTCGATGATATGTTTACCATCGTTTGGATACACCTTAGCATCGGTTTTACCCTGCTTGGTGATACCATCTGCGCCTTTTTTGTATCCCATTTCTAACTCCTTAAGTTGTCGTTACCGTTACTGTACCAACAATTACCTGTTGTACCAAGTCATTTGGGGTTAACCCCGCATCTGGACCTCTACTACCACCTACAGGGTTCCAGCCCCACTGTATGATTCTGCTACCTAATTCTGGACTACCAAACCCATTTGGACCAACACCCGTCAAATTAGTCTGCAAACCACTTTGTCCTGACACAAAATAACTAACATCCGGTCTAGGTTCCCGCACTGCCTGTGGGTCATTAACTGGATACATACCCAATTGTAATTGCGGATGGTCGGGATCATAACAAGTTTTGCATACTTTTACCCGATACGGCTTAGTCTTAAGAGTCTGAATCCGCAGCTCTTTAAGCTTATATCTTTGGGCGCAACGATCACATTCCGCAATCGCATATTTTCCAGAAGCAAATTTATTTGGCATGCTCTTTTACCTTAGCTGGAACTTTTCGGTTTGCTCGAATATTTTTGAGCTGCTCTCTTATTTCAAGGCGTTTTTCAAAAACACCAACATCTAGTTTATTGTGGGTTGTAGACATTGGGTAATTTAACGCCACAGTAATTTCATCATACTTAACTACAGTGTAAGGGTGTATAGCTGCTAAAAAAGCTAATGCTTCTTTATCTCTTACGCTCCACCTATGTTGCACAGACCAGCGCCTGCCATTTGGTGTTGTGTATTCGTTTGTAACAATTTTGCCCCCAAACTCGAACATATATTTGTCTAAGCAAGGAAGACTTGTTTGCGTAACTGTTGCGTGCAACCTAAAACGTTTGCCACCTTTTGAGCGCTCAGATTTAGACATTTCTACTAAAACACACCCTTCACCGTCAAAAAATCCGGCGGCCCAAGCTAGAAAAATAGGGTTTTTACTCATCAACGGTAATAAAACATATTGCGTGGCACAAAACGGATTGGGGCTTTTTCCCGATCCTCTGTAGAAGCAAGATCCCATTGCTGTTCATAGTCGGCTTTAAGTAGCGGAATACGTCCAGGATCAACACCAGGTATTTTTACGCTAAGGTGATAAGCCAAACCAGCAGCCATGCAGGGAATGAAGCGGAACGGAATATCTTGCGTGCGTACGCCCCCGCCTGCGTCTTGAATACGGCGCATTCTGTAATACACAAAGGTGTATTGAGTTCCCGGTGGGTTAGGGCAAGGCCATACATTTACGCAAGGTAACTGGTTGTTATAGACGTCTGCGCCGTTTGCGTGAGTAGTTGCCGTTGTGCCATTCTGACCACGCCAAGCATTAAGGATCTGGTTCCCAACAATATTCTGGTATCCAATGGTTTCGTTACCAATATTAATAAAACCTTGGGTTGGCAAAGTTGCTGCGTTGGTTAGCGTAATGGTTGTTTGATCTGTGGTCGTAATAGCAGCAGCCAAAGTAGTTTGCGGAATAGCCGCAACACCGCCAGATTGACGGTTTATAAACACTTGGATTGGGCGCCCGTTAGCGTTTTTATTAGGAATAGTTATATAGTCGGACTCGCTTATACGGCTGATATTGATGTCAATTTGATTATTAGCAGCACCGTTATTGGTACGTATTACTGAGTCCAAAAGATCAATTGTATCTACAGGCAAAGGATAAATTGCCTGATTTGTGTTCATAATGAACTGCCCTTGCTCAACAGTCCAAAGGTTAATACCTCGGTTAGCCCACTCAATAGTAAGCAGGTTTAAAGACCGCCGTGCAGTACGGAAGTCATAGCCAGAACGAACTTCAAGGCCGCATCTCTCAAATGCTTCCTCAATGAGGTCATTCATGTCTAGGTTGAAGGTAGTTGTTCCTGTAGTGCTCATTTGTCTAATTCTTCAATCTTTGCCTTTAATCTGGCAATTTCAGCGTCCCGTTCATCTAATTTTCGCATGAGTCCTGCGTTCATTTCTGCCCACAAAACAATTTCTTTCATACGTTCTTTATGATCTTCAAACATGACTTTAAAGAGGCGATCTGAAACTTCCATCTGTCGCTCAATAAAGTCTTTCATTATTTAACCTTTCGATACGGTTTTACTTTTTGCTTTACCTTTGGCGGCTGCGGCACGAATTGCTGCCCCCGTGCTTTTCCTGCCCGTTTTGCCCGTGTTGTTGCTGCGTACTCGGCTGGGCTTAGCGCTTGAATCGCCTGTTTTGGTAGGTATCGTTCGCCTGTTTCGGACGACTTTTTCCCTGACTTGGTCGTCCACTTTTGGGCTGTCCAAGCTTTGAGGCTGCGTTGGGGTTTTGCTAACGCCACTTAATTTCTCCCAGATCCAATCCCAAAAGAACGGCATTACTTCTTTAGCTTCGACAAAGTCTGAGCTAACCTCGCACGTTGACCCATTTTACCGGGCTTTTTAGCCGCAGCAGCTAGTTTTTTAGCGGGGATCTTTTCACCTTTTTTGACACCCATAGATGCTTTTAAAGCACCAGGCTTTTTAATGGCAGATTGAATCCATTTGCTGGTAGAGCCACCTTTTTTCATGGCAACGCCACGACCTTTTAGGATGTCCGCTTGAGTTACTTCACCATCTTTGTTTAAATCCGGAAACGATTTAGCCACGATAACCTCCACCTTTTTCCTTATATTTTTTAGCTAAGAGCTGTGCTTTCCTAGCTGACCATTGACCTGCTGCAGTACCTTGCACAGCTGACGCTTTAATACTTTCAAATAAAGCCTTGCGCATACCAGGCTTCGTATAGTTACCAGCTTTATTAACACTAGACGTTTTGCCACCTTCTGCATAGTAATTAACTTTATCGGGGTTATCCTTACGGGTAATAATCTTCTTCTTAGGCATTTTGGATGGGTTTATATCACCCATGCCACGACTAGCTCTCATACGATACGCCCCCTAGTTTTGCCCCGCTGGGCTATGCCATCAGCACGGGATGATGCAGTTATTTTGCCACCAGCTTTTAATTTAGGCTTTGGCATATTACTACCCATCATGCCTTTTTCAAGCTCAATTTTTGCCCCGGCAGAACCACTTGCACGATTTACTGGTTCCCCAAAACGTTTATATGTACGCTCATCTTTAACAGTAGCATTATGCTCCGCTGCCATTTGCCGTAATTTAGCTTTAGCTTCGTCGGCTCCACTTAAATCTAAAGAACCTTGCCCTGCTTTAGCTGCTTTGTTACGTTCTTTAGTTGCCTGTTTAGCTTGGTCGGCTTTAGCTTCTGCGTCTCTTAGAATAGCCTTTTCTTTGGCCTTTTCTTTGGCCTTCTGTATCTCTTCAGCACTTTCTTTGGGCAACTCAGATAAAGCCCGCATTACCTTTTTAGGTTGTTCAGGCTCATCAAAGTCAAATCCTATCTGCTCAGCCATAACTAAACAAACCTTCCTTTAGTTTTACCATGCATTGCACAGCCATCAGCCCGTGCGGAAGCAGTGCCGCCTACTCTATAGTTGTCTGGCGAATCTTGCCCCTTTTTACCCCCACCTGTGTGTTTATCAAGAATTGCTTGAAATCCTTGATCAGCAGGTTTATTACGAACATAGTCCGTAGGGTTGGGGTTCTGTTTAGCAGGCGTTGCTGGGACAGAAGGAGTAGGATTCACACGCTTAGTCATTACACCATCCGACCCCTAGTTTTACCACGAATAGCACAGCCATCAGCACGTTTAGAAGCGGAACTAACCATACCACCTTTTTTCATGTTACTAGACTTTTCAGCTGCAGTAGTACGTTGCGATTTTGGGAAAGACAAAGATTTTTTAAATGCACTAAAGTCTGCTGCCCTTTTTTCACCGCCCGCAGCTGCTTTACGGTCAGTAAACGACTCAGGGAGTTTAGGAGGCTTGACTGCCTCTTTCATCTGTTCTTTAGCGGTTTTCTTTGGCTCAGGAGCTGCTTCAGTTTTTGGAGCAGGTGCAGCTTCTGTTTTTGGGGCAGCTTTTGGAGTAGTCTTTGGAGCAGCCTTTGGCTCAGGTGCTTCAGTGCTATATAGTTCACCAGTCTCGGTATTGCGACGCATCTTAGAAAGAGCACCAGTCTCATCACGCACTTCACCAGCATCAACTTTAGTTGACGGTGCAGCTTTAGGTTCGTCAGGAACAGCCGCACGCATACGAGCCATGATGTATGGGTCAGTACGATCTGCTCCGCCTAAGTACTCTTCCTGAGCTTTGCTTAAGCCACCTTCTTCAAATTTACGCATTTTCTTTTTCATATTAGCAGTACCTTCCACCTTTACTCATTTTGATTGTTTTGCCTTTGGTTTTGCCTTTACTAGCAACACCATCTGCAGCTTTATGTCCAGCAGACAAACCACCCTTAGCTAATTTTGACAAATTAGTTTTTTTACCACCATGAAGTTGTTTGTCGTGCATGCTAACAGCCTTTTTTACGACTTTTTTATCCATCTTAATATCTTCATGCTTGGTCATACCACCTTTAGCCATTTTCATTTCGCCACCTTTTCTAAAAGTTTTGCCTTTGTCGGCAGTTAAAAATTCCTCACCGACAGAGCGAGGCACTCCTGCTTTTTTGGCAAACTTAGGATTATTAGCCACAGCCGCCATGAAATTGTGTTGTTTTTTAGAGACACTAGGCATTATTTTTGCCCCCAGTATCCAGCTACAAAACCAACGACACCCGTGATAAAGCTGACAAAACCGCCAATCGCTAATAGCGTCTTCCACCCACCCTTAGCTTCAGATAATGTCTTCTGAATGCCTTGGATTGCTAGTTTGATTTCTTGCATTTCTTTGATCATTTTATCCATGTCATCTTGCAAGTGTTGAATATCATTAGCATGGGTTGCTAGTTCACGGGCGGTTTTGATCGGGTCCATCTCGCTCATACCATTTTCCCTTTAGTCTTACCACGAATAGCACATCCATCAGCACGTTTGGAAGCTGATGATACTTTGCCACCAGATTTAAAGGTTTTTGGTTCGTACTTCATAGACTTAATCCCACCAGATCCTCCACCGCCACCACCCGATTTAGTTGTGCTACGAAGCTCTTTCATCTTAGCATCGTGCGCCTCGCTTGTTTTTTGCATGTTAGCTTTAAACTCTTCCATGCTTTTAGCTCGGCCTTCGGTGTAATCTTTCATGCGTTGCTCTGCAGCAGCTTTGCTTTCAGGAGATCTTTTATCCGCAAAAGATTGGATGTCGCTTTTACGTTCTGCTTTACTTTCTTTTTTAAAGTCGGCTTCAGCAGCTTTATACCCAGCTATATCATTTGCGTTTTTTGCTGCAACTTCTTTTGCAGTGCGATCACGCCCGTATTTTGACCCAAAATCATCATCACTCAGGCTTAAAATATCGGCTCTTGTAGGGTTTACATCACTCATACCATTTTCCCTTTAGTCTTACCACGAATAGCACATCCATCAGCACGAACAGCCCCACCCTCTTTGCAGTTCCAAGCCCGTAGGGACTTGTTGATGCGGCTATTGGGGTCGTTAGCAGTTTTAGCGCTGGTTAGCTTTTTCTTCATGCCTTTCATGCGGGCACAGAAAGAGTCACGGCGGGGTCCCCCTTC